TAAAGGTTAAAAATGGCTAATAAGTTTACCTCAGGCAAAAATGCAATAGCCGATTGTGACAGATGTGGATTTCAGTTTAAGTTAAAAGAGTTAAGAAAGTTAACAATACGAACAAACAATACTGAGATCAAAGTATGCAAAGAATGTTGGGAACCCGATCACCCACAAAATTTACAAGGTATGTACCCTGTAGAAGATCCACAAGCAGTGCGTGATCCAAGACCTGATTTAAGTTTTGTACCATCAGGCACATATAGTAGTAGAGATATTCAATGGGGATGGGACCCAGTAGGACTAAATAATCCTTTGAGGTTAGAAGGATTAGAAGACGATTTAGAAGCAACCGGCGGGGTTGGCACGGTTACTGTAATAACAACTTAGGAGTATAATATGAACAAAGATAGAAAAGGTGCTAAGGTAACATACAAGCAACCAGAAAATTATAGTCAAGATTTATCTTGCTGTGGTTACCCAGAAAAAGATGTGAAAACAGAAGGTGTAGTCACACGTGGTAATGGTGCAGCAACTAAAGGTACAAAAGCTCGCGGCCCAATGGCTTAAGGATAACTAATGAATTACGCACAATTAGTAGCGGCGATACAGTCTTATACTGAAAACCAGTATAGTACAACTGATATAAATACATTTATACAGAATGCTGAGCAACGTATATATAATACAGTGCAGTTACCAGATTTACGTAAAAATGTAACAGGTAATATGACTAGTGGAAATAAATATTTTAGTTTGCCAAGTGATTGGTTATCTACTTTTAGTATAGCTGTAATTAATGCTAATAATGAATATACATACTTACTGAATAAAGACGTAAATTTTATTAGAGAATCTTTCCCTGATACTGATTCACCATTTTATGGAGTACCACAATATTATGCTATATTCGATGATACAACGATGTTGCTTGGACCTACACCAGACGCTAATTACAGTTCTGAGCTTCATTACTATTATTATCCTGAGTCTATTGTTACTGCCGGTAATACTTGGCTGGGAGATAATTTCGACAGTGCTCTCTTATATGGGGCTTTACTTGAAGCCGCAGCGTTCCTTAAAGAAGAGCCGGATACGGTAGCAATGTATACAGCTCGATATAATGAGGCAATGCAGTTATTACAAAACTTAGGCGAGGGTAAAAACAGACGCGATGCTTACAGAAGTGGGCAAGAAAGGATACCGGTGATTAACCGATGAAAGAAATGAACTTTGGGGATTTACAGTTTGATGTAATTACCTCTGAACCAGGACACGGGCACACACCCGAACAGATAGCGGAGATGGCACTAGCAAAGATTATTTATGTCGCGCAAGATGCTAATCCGTTAATACGTGAGCAAGCAGAAGCTTACAAAAACCACATTAGACATGTTCTAGTGCAATATATGAAAAAGGCGATTAAGTCTAATCATACAACAATAGCGAATAAACTGCGTGAAGCAGGGCATTCAGATTTAATTAAAATTTTGGAGATATAAAATGGCAATTACTCAAGCAATGTGTACGTCATTTAAAGTGGACTTATTGAATGGTATTCACGCTTTTGGTACTACAGTAGCTCGTGCAGGAACAACTGCTGACACTATGTACATGGCTTTATACACATCATCAGCGACTTTAGATGCGACAACAACAGCATACACAGCTACTAACGAAGTTTCAGGTACAGGATATGTTGCTGGTGGACAAGCACTTACAACCGTTGCCCCAACTTCATCAGGTACAACAGCGTACTTAGACTTTAATGATGAAACTTGGACTTCTTCTACTATTACAGCACGTGGTGCGTTGATCTATAATTCAACACAATCAAACAAATCTGTAGCAGTATTAGACTTTGGTTCTGATAAGACATCAACAGCAGGTGATTTTACTGTAGTATTCCCTACAGCTGACGCTTCTAACGCTATTATTAGAATAGCCTAATAGGAGGCTGATATGGCTCTTGTTGTTAAAGACAGGGTAAAGGAAACTACCACCACAACAGGTACAGGTACCGTAACGTTAGCTGGAGCAGCGACTGACTATCAAGCTTTCTCTGCTATCGGCGATGGTAATACTACGTATTACACAATACAGTTAGGTACAAGTGATGAGTGGGAAGTAGGTATTGGTACATACACTGCATCAGGAACAACTTTATCTAGGGATACAGTATTAGCATCTTCAAATGCTGGTAGTTTAGTTAATTTCTCTGCTGGTGAGAAAGATGTATTCTGTGTATATCCTGCAGGTAAAGCTATATATGCTGATGCAAACGGCGATGTTACTGTTGATGGTAATTTATCAGGTAATCACTTAGCTGCTAATGATGGGATCATAGCTCATAATGCAACTATAACTTCTAGCTATACAATACCAGCTGGATATAATGCAATGAGTGTAGGACCCGTTACTGTAGACCCAGGAGTGACTGTAACAGTACCGTCAGGACAAAGATGGCTGGTACTCTAAATGTTTGCCGATAGTCCTTTTTCCGCCGCCGCGTTTTCGGCGCTTGGTAATGTAAACGTTTCTGTCGCAGTTACAGGCGTTAATGCTACCTCTGCGTTAGGAACTGCAGCAGTTACAGCAGATGCGAATATAAATGTTACTGGAGTATTTGCTACAGGAGTAATAGATAGTGGATATTCTGTAATTGCAGATGCAAATGTAAGTGTTACAGGGTTAGCAGGAACTACAGGACTAGGTACAGTAGCTGTAAGTGCTGATGCTATTACAAGTGTTACTGGAGAAGCAGGCACAACAACATTAGGTAGTGTTAGTGTTATAGAAGGGTCTGGAGTAAGCTTCAGTGTTACTGGAGTTTCAGCAACAGGTACTCTTGGTGACGAAACAGTTACAGCAGATGCAAATGCATATCCTACTGGAGTAGCAGGTACAACTGGATTAGGTACAGCCGACGTAGTTGGCGATGCAATATTTAGTGTTACAGGCGTTGAAGGTACAAGTGCAGTAGGTACAGTACAAATTCGATTTGATGTAGACGTAAACGTTACAGGAGTTGAGGGTACAGCGGTTCTTGATGGTGGAACAACTGTAACAGCCGATGCAAATGTAACAGTGACGGGATTAGCTGGAACAACAGCTTTAGGTACAGCAACAGTCATAGAAGGTTCAGGTGTAAATGTAACTGTTACAGGCGAAGTAGGTACAAGTGCAACAGGTTCTGTAACAGTCATAGAAGGTACAGGTGTAAGCGTTAATGTCACAGGTAATGCAGGTACGACCGGATTAGGAAGTGAAAGTGTTACCGCAGACGCAAATGTTTATGTAATTGTTACACCAAGACTACAAAGTGGTTTAGGTAATGTAACAGTAATAGAAGGTAGTGGAGTGAATGTATCAGTTATTGGTGTTGAAGCAGAAGCAGTAACTAACAGCTTTACGCTAGTATGGGGATTAATAGATACATCACAAAATCCAAATTGGACAAGGATAGCAGCATGATAAAAATAGAAGCAAAGAAAAATGAAGATGGTTCAGTTCAATGTGCATATGAAGTAGAACTTGAATGTTCTAATTGTGGTATGACCGTAGATGCTGAAGAATATAATTCAGGTACATGTTCTGATTGTGGCGAACCATGGGACGCTAAAAGACATACTAGAGTACATGCAACAAGTATTCCATTAGAAGGCCAATCGAGTTAAAATAGCATAAATTCAAGGATTTATTATGGCAAGTACATATTCAGATTTAAAGATCGAATTAATAGGCACCGGTGACCAGTCAGGTACATGGGGTGCTACAACGAATACTAACTTAGGTACGGCGATTGAAGAAGCTATTACAGGTTCCGCTAATGTTGCTTTCTCAAGCTCAGATGTAACCTTAACTTTAACTGATTCTAATGCTTCACAAACTGCACGTAACTTAAGACTAAACTTAACAGGTACATCAGGTGGTGCTAGAAACTTAGTCGTACCCAACATAGAAAAATTTTATATTGTTAATAATGGACTTGCCGATACAGTTACTATTAAAAATGCTACCGGTACGGGCGTTGCAGTTCCAGCAGGCAAATCAACTCTAGTATTTAACGATGCAACCAATGTAGTCGGCGTAGTTACCGATTTAGCTTCTATCTCGACTTCTAGCGCAGATATTAATGGGGGTACTATTGATGGTACAGTTATTGGTGGAAGCTCGGCAGCAGCAGGTACATTTAGTACTTTAACTGCAGGAAGCACAGTATCAGGAGCTGGGTTTACAGCATTATTTGCATCTCCTCCAGCGATAGGGGCTACAGCAGCGGCGGCAGGAACATTTACAGGAATCACAATCTCTGGTGGAACATTAACAACACCAGCAACTCTAACTTTCTCAACAACAGCAAGTATTCGTTTACCTAACGGTACTACTGCACAACGACCAGGTGCTCCACAAACTGGGATGATAAGGTATAATAGTGACATCGGATCATTTGAGGGGTATACTACTACTTGGGGAAGTATTGGTGGAGGCGCCACAGGTGGAGGTGGTGACCAAGTCTTCCAAGAAAACGAATTAACAGTGACAACAAACTATACGTTGTCTACAGGCAAGAATGCAATGAGTGTAGGGCCAATTACAATCAATTCAGGCGTTACAGTAACTATTCCAAGCGGACAACGCTGGGTTATTTTATAGGGATAAATTATGGCTAGTAATATTAATGCAGATACCACAACGGGTTTACAGTTAACCTCAGATACTTCGGGTAATGTTAGCGTACAGAGTGATGGCTCTACGGTAGTCGCCGTAACTGCACCAGGTGTTGCTGTAACAGGTGCTTTAAGTGCGACTGGGAATATTACAACTCCAGGCGTTACCATAGGTGCTACCACTGTAACCGCAACTTCTTTCTCTGGTGACGGCTCTTCATTAACAGGTATTGCTGGTGGTTTTTCTAATATGGAAGTATTCACCTCACCAGGCACATGGACAAACCCAGGTAATGTTAATAAGGTTAAAGTTACCGTAGTAGGTGGTGGTGGAGGTGCAAATGGTCGAGGAAATACTGGCTACGCTGGTACTTCTGGAGGAGCTGGCGGCGGAGCAGCTATTGAGATTATACCTTTTCCTACTGGCACTAATGTACCCGTGACAATTGGAACTGCTGGCGCAGCTGGAACTACAAATATCACCGCTGGAAATGCGACAGCTGGTGGTACTTCGTCCTTTGGTGCATACTGTTCAGCTACTGGCGGAGGTGCTGGAAGTACAGAATTATTACCAACTGCTAATAGCTCTACATCGCCAGGAGGTTCTGGATCAGGAGGAACTTTAAATATCACAGGAGGTTCAGGTTTTTCTGCAGCTGGCGGTGGTTCTATTTATGGGTATGGAGGAAGTACATCACCTGATTCTCCAGCTAATGGTCATCCAGGAACAGGATACGGAGGTGGTGGAGGTTCAGGACCTTTTGCAGTACCTGGTTCTGGTGGTGCAGGCACTGCTGGCGTAGTAATTGTAGAATATTAATAATTAAGGAATAAGTCATGGCAGGAATAACAATAAAAGGCGATACAAGTGGTGAGATAACCCTTAATGTCCCAGCAACCGCGGGTGCGAACACAATTACGATACCGGCATCAAGTGGAACTTTGGCTGTAACCAGCCCAGGCGGAGATGCTTCATTCCCAGGCACAGCGACAGTAGGAACATTATCCGCAACGACAATTACAGCCTCAGGAAATATATCAACCCCAGGCGGAACTGTTACTGCATCATCATTCTCAGGTGATGGTTCATCTCTAACAGGGATTGCTGGTGGATTTAGTAACATGGATGTATTCACCTCACCAGGTACTTGGACTAACCCTGGTAATGTTCAGAAAGTTAAGGTAACAGTAGTTGGTGGCGGTGGTAGTGGGGGAGCAGCAACTGCACCTGCAGGGTTTGGTGGTAGTGGAGCAGGGGGAGGTGCTGCTATTGAAGTTATACCTTTTCCTTCAGGAACTAATGTACCTGTAACTGTTGGTGGAGGTGGAAATCCTGTAGCTTCTACTAGTACTGGTAATGCAGGGGGAACATCCTCTTTTGGTGCTTATTGTTCAGCTACAGGAGGAGAAGGAGGGTTAACTAGTGCAGGTAATGCACCCAAAGGTCTAGGAGGCACTGGTTCAGGAGGTCAGTTAAATATTGGAGGGGGGGATGGAACTGGACCTGCAAGTAGTACCTCTTATGGTCAAACTGGTGGTAGTTCATATTTCGGTGGTGGAGGATCAGGATATGTTGGTTTTGGCTTTACTAGAAATGCTCAAGCTGGTAAGTCTTATGGAGGCGGTGGAGGTTCAGGGAATAACTCAGGAGCAGGTGGTCCAGGCGTAGTAATTGTAGAATATTAATTTTAATTTAACTTAGGAGTAACAAATGGCTAAAAAAGCATTAGTAAGCACTATCGAGCCGAGAGGTAAAGATAATGCAGGATACAGAGTATTAGAGGTAGTAGATGCTGCTAATACTTTTGAAACACATTCAAATCTACAATGGAAAGACTGTGCTGACACAGTTGAGATGGATAAATATTGGTGGGACCCAGCAACTTCAGCGTTTAAAAAATTACCTGAAGCAGTAGATCAATCTACAGCAGGTGAACTAGCAACAACCACAAATGAAGCAGGTGAAACTGTTCCAACAGAACAATATGTATGGGACTGGGACTCAGAAACTTGGTCTAAACAACCATTATAATAGAACAAATAGGAGTAAGACATGGCAGTTAATATTAATGGCGATACCGGTATTGATAAGGTTCAACCGGGTACTATAGATTCCGCAGACTTTGGTCCTGGTGTAATTACTGCACCTGCTATAGCGTCTGGTGCTGTCACGTCTGCTAAATTAGACACTAACCTTTCTATCCCTGGCACTATGACTGCTACATCATTCTCTGGTGATGGCTCATCTTTAACAGGCATTGCTGGTGGATTCTCTAATATGCAAGTATTTACTTCACCAGGCACATGGACCAACCCTGGTAATATTACTAAAGTTAAAGTAACTGTTACTGGTGGTGGGGGTGGGGCTAGAGGTGAGGCTTTGGCAGATGTAGGTGCTGCTGGTGGTGCTGCAGGAGGTACTGCTATAGAAATTATTCCATTCCCTAGTGCTACTAATGTTCCTATTACTATTGGTTCAGGAGGAAATGGTGTTGGCGCACCTGTAGATACTGCTCCTTCAGGAGGCACTTCATCTTTTGGTGCGTATTGTTCAGCTACTGGTGGAGCAGGAGGATCACAATCAACTGGTGTTATGCCTGGTGGTATAGGTTCTGGGGGAGATATAAATTTAAGAGGGCAACCTGCAAGTAAACCAAATGGCGGAGGATCTTATTTTGGTGGAGCTGGACAAGGTGCTATATTTCGTAATCCAGGAGGTCCAGGCAATACTGGCGTTGCAGGGATACTGGGAGGTGGAGGAGGTGGTTCTCTTTCTACTACTCCGAGTCCATCAACTGGTGCTGCAGGTGGAGCAGGTGTTGTAGTCGTAGAATATTAAAAACTTGATTTAAGCCAAAACTAAATATACAATAGAAACTTAATTTATAGAAAGGTTTCTATGCAAGACACGGTAAAGCTATTTGAACAAAATGGCTATGTACACTTAAAAGACTTTTTAGATGACGATAACTGCCGAGAATTAACAGGTATATTAAGAGACTTAGTGGCACAGGGTAAAACAACAAAAGACCCTCAATGTCCTAAGTCTCATGCTATTCATGGC